AGTGCGGGGTCTCTGCTATGACCATACAGAGATATTTACAAGAGTTTGGATTGTTGAGAAAAAAATGAGCGAGTACCCAAATAAAGATGGCGGATATCAGGCTTGGATAACAGACCTTCAGTTAATTGCAACAGATGCTCCTTCTGGCCACAAGATCATTAGAGAGTGTTTAGAGATTTCAGAGATGCTTATAAAGAAAAATATCTCATACGGAAACTCAGCACTAGATCCAATTCGCATATTTTCCAAGGCGGATTCAACAGAACAGATTCGTGTCCGCATTGATGATAAATTAAATAGAATTCAAAACGATAAAGCATTTCCTGGCGATAATGATATTGATGATCTAATTGGCTATCTAATTCTTCTTAAAATTGCTAACAAGTCTTAGTCAACTAAAACATGGTATAATTTATATATGAGCGAATTAGAGCCAGCGGTACACTTTGACAGAATGAACAGGGTTGTTCAAGAACTGCTAAAGGGCAACTCCGCAACACAAATAGCCACCAATACAGGATTCTCTAGAAAAGAGGTTCTTGAATATGTTGATGAGTGGAAGTCTGTAGTCCATAACGATACCAATTTAAGAGATCGTGCAAGAGAGGCAATCTCTGGAGCAGACGAACATTATGCAATGCTAATCAAAGAAGCCTGGAAGACCGTAGAGGATGCAGATACCCAAGGACAGCTCAGCGTAAAAGCAGGGGCCCTAAAGCTAATTGCAGACATTGAAACAAAAAGAATAGCTATGCTTCAATCTGTAGGTGTATTAGAGAATACTCAAATTGCATCTCAAATTGCCGAAACTGAAAGAAAGCAAGACATCCTTGTTGGAATCCTAAAAGAAGTGACTGCTGGGTGCCCTAAATGCAAGCTAGATGTTGCAAAAAGATTATCTCAGATAACAGGTATTGTTGAGAGTGTTCTGATTCACGAGTCAGATGTTGTCTAATACATTTCCATTTTCTGCAAGCGTAGACAATTTTAAAAAATTAAGTGATGGCATATGGGTATATAAAAAATTTATTTCTGATCAGGATTGTGATTCTATTACTGGTGTTGCAAGTAGCATCCCAGACAACATGTGGTTTGAAAGAGATTGGTATAAATCTACTAAGAAACAAATAAGCCACCTACTTCCAGTACACAACCATTTAAAATCTATTTTAAAAAAAGATTTTTATCTTGGAGAAAATCTTAGCCTTGTAAAATTTATAAAAGGTCAGACATGGAATCTTCATAAAGATAACCACGACTCAATTCATTTGTTTGAAGCTAACTTAAGTGTAAAAGAGGGCGATACCGTATACCCAGCTGAATATACTACCCATGGCGTTATATTTTATTTTAATGATTATGATGGCGCAGAGATATCATACCCAGAGATTGGAATGCAATACAAGCCAGAAAAGGGTGATATGCTAATTCATAGATCAGACATATCTCATGAGGTGCTGGCCTTAGAAAGCGATATAAGATATACACACTCTAATAAAATTTTTGTATATATTGATGTCCCATTGGGTGTAAAATGAGCTTTGATTTTTCTGACCTAATAGATATTCTGGACGGCGAAGAGTTTGAAGAAAAGCCAGTAGATTTAAGGACATTTGTAAATGATCCAAACTACTTGGGGTTGCCGCCTCTATCAGAGTATCAATACACTTTAATTGAAAAAAGCTCTCAGATTTATAAAGAGTCCACGCTAAAAAAATTATTTGGCGAAGAAGAAGGTGCCACTAGATTTAAACAAACTGCTAATGAAGTTGTAGCACAGCTAGGCAAAGGCTCTGGAAAAGATTATTGCTCAACAATTGCTGTAGCTTACATAGTTTATTTACTACTATGTTTAAAAGACCCAGCAACATATTATGGCAAGCCTCCTGGTGACTCGATTGATATTATTAATATTGCTATAAACTCGCAGCAAGCAAGCAATGTGTTTTTTAAAGGCTTTAGAAGCCGCATAGACAAGTCTCCATGGTTTGTTGGTAAATACTATGCAAAGGCATCTGAAATCCAGTTTGACAAGGCAATCACAGTTCATTCTGGGCACTCGGAAAGAGAGGCGTGGGAAGGATACAATGTTATAGTTGTTATCCTAGATGAGATTTCTGGTTTTGCTATAGACAATACAACTGGTCACGATCAAGCAAAAACAGGTAGCGCTGTATACGATATGTATAGGGCATCGGTAGACTCCCGTTTCCCAGATTTTGGCAAAGTCATTCTTCTTTCATTCCCTAGATTTAAGAACGATTATATACAGCAAAGATATGATGCAGTTGTAGGAGAAAAAGAAACTGTAATCAGGGATCATAAATTTAAGATGTACGAAGAGCTTCCAGACGGAACAGCAGGAAATGAATTTGAAATACAGTGGGAAGAAGACCATATCATATCTTACAAGATACCTAAAGTATATGCTATTAAGCGCCCGACTTGGGAGATCAACCCAGTTAGAAAAATTGATGACTTTAAGACAGCCTTCTATACAAACCCAACAGACGCTTTATCAAGATTTGCTTGCATGCCACCTGACGCAGTTGATGCATTTTTTAAATCAAGAGAAAAAGTAGAAAAAGCTTTTAGCGTAGGACAAATAGCAGTAGATACATTTGGAAGACTGGAGGAGTGGTTTCTTCCAGACCCAGATAAAAAATATTATATCCATGTAGACTTAGCGCAGAAGCATGACCATTGTGCCGTTACTATGGCACACGTTAATAGGTGGGTCAATGTTAAAGTAACAGACACCTATTCACAGCCCGCTCCAATTGTGGAGATTGACGCTGTTAGATACTGGACCCCGACCCCAGATAAATCTGTAGATTTTACTGAAGTAAAAGACTATATTCTGTCTCTTAAAACAAGGGGATTCAATATAGCAGCATGTACCTTTGACAGATGGAACTCTCATGATATGATGCAACAACTAAAACAATATGGCATCAATACAGAGATTCTGTCTGTCGCTAAAAAACATTATGATGATATGGCTATGATCGTTGCGGAAGAAAGACTTATTGGCCCACACATACCTCTGCTTATAGATGAGCTTTGCCAGCTTAGAATAATGAGAGACAAAGTGGATCACCCAAGAAAAGGTTCCAAAGACTTAGCCGATGCTACTTGTGGTGCAATATTTAATTCAATTAGCAGAACTAGATTTGATAATAATCAAGAAATAAATATACATACATATGAGTCGATGAACTACGACAATGATTTTGGGGCAAAAGATGACCCTGATATAACATCTTACAATATGATCAGAGCACCAAGAATGCCTGAAGACTTAAAAGAAGCAATGGACAGGATGCAAATAATATGAGCGAATACCAAGAAAAAGCAAAAGAATGTAAGTGCTGCACTAAGCATGTTCCTCTACCAACCGTACTTAAGGAGTATAATGGAAATGTAGTGTGCCCAACAACGTTTTCAAATATTGTTGAGTATAAAAGAATTTGGGAGTCTTTTGGTTCAAGGCCAATGGGATCAATTAGAAAACATTTTTCTGAGTACGTACAAAGCATAGTAGAAAAAGACTTTTAATGGAAAAACAATCTGATAGTGCTATAGGAAAAGAATTTTCTGATTTTGTTAATGATAAATTTAATTGGAAGAATTCCAGCTATGAAATAATGAAAGTGCCAAAAGGCTATTATTTATATAACATTAACTCTAAGCTTTCCTGGACACCAGAAGATAATAAGGAAGTATATTCATTAAATTCTATGGGTTACAGAACAGAAGAATTTGCAGAAAATAGAAGGATGGTTTTTGCGGGATGCTCACAGTCAGTTGGCGAGGGTGTGGTAAATGATGGAGTGTGGGGGAATATTTTATCAAAAACCCTAGGACTAGACTCCTATAACTTAAGTATTAGCGGAGCTAGCACCCAGATTATTGTTCAAAATCTGATAGGATTTTTTAAAACTTACGGAAACCCAGAATTTTTATTTTGTTTGTTTCCAGAGTTTACAAGAATTCAAATGAAGTCTAGAATAGAATTTATGAAAAGTAGATACGAAAAGGATAAGTATGGCAGAAGAGAGTATTCTCTGGTCCCAAACCACTTCAATCCAGAAAAAGATGTAAAGTATTCTAAAGCCCCTCATATTGCTGAAGACATTATTCCGTCTGAATTATTATTTTCAATAAATCTTGATTATATAAGAATGCTAGAGATTTATTGCAAATTAAATAAAATCAATTTTCGTTGGGGCACTTGGGATGGCGATCAAGACTCTTATTTAAATGATAATATTAGTAAAATGGATTTTAAAGACTACGTATATTTAGAACAAAAAAATTGGTATGATGGTGTAGAAATAGATTCCAATTCTTTTTATAAATACGACCCAATAGAAATAGATTCCAATTCTTTTTATAAATACGACCTATCTGTTAAAGGCAAAGACAAAGATAATCTTTTGATTAACTGCCATGAAGATTTTAAAAACCAGTATAAAAAAAATTTTAATATAGCAATGGACGATGAGTTTAAAATCGGTCAAAGGGGGCACTTCCCAGTCCACAAACATATACATATCGCAGAAGCTTTTGAAAGGTCCCTGCATGATAAAAATTAAATATTTTATTTATACAATAATAAGAAAAATTACTAGAAAAAAAAATAAAGATAAGCCTAGGTTTATTTACTAATGACTATAATATTAGGAATTAATGAAACTTCTCACGATGCATCCGTCTCTTTAATTAAAGATGGCGAGATACTTTTTGCGGGGCATGCAGAAAGATATAGTAAACAAAAAAATGATTGGTATAACAACAAAGAAATTATCTTAGATGCATTAAACTATGGAACACCAGATGCTATAGCCTATTATGAAAAGCCTTGGCTTAAAAAATCCAGAATAATGCTAAGAGGGGGAGCAGCAGACTGGAAGCCAAACATTCCTTTAGATGTTCCAGTACACTACTTCAAACATCATTACTCTCACGCAGCAGCAGGGTACTATACAAGCGCATTCAATGATGCATGTATTGTAGTCTTAGATGCAATTGGTGAGTTTAATACCTCAACAATATGGGTTGGTGAGGGCGACAAGATTAAACTTAAGTATAAGCAGAACTATCCAGTTAGTTTTGGATTATTCTATTCAGCCTTTACTCAGTTGATTGGACTTATGCCAAACCAAGAAGAATATATTATGATGGGGATGGCTGCCTATGGAGACTGGCAAAAGTATTATAAAAAAGTAGACGAATATTTCCCAAGTTATGATAAACAAAAATATAATTTTCATAAAGGAATAACTGACTGGGGTTGGATTTCAGAACAAGATAAATTTGATATAGCAGCAGCAGTACAAATGGTATACGAGCAAAGGCTAAATCAATTTATGCGTATGGCAAAAAGTTTAACTGGCAAAAATAATTTAGTATTCATGGGTGGATGTGCACTAAACTCATCCGCAAATACACTGCTGTGGAAAATATTTGATATGATTTGGATAATGCCCAACCCTGGTGATGCTGGTAGTTCTTTAGGCGCAGCAGCAGCCCTATATGGAAAGCATCTTGACTGGAAGACTCCTTATCTTGGCTATGACCTTGGTGGAGAGTACCCTGTTCAGAAAATTTTGGACGGCATATTGAAAGACGGAATCGTAGCCGTAGCAACAGGAAGAGCTGAATACGGACCCAGAGCACTTGGCAATAGGAGTATACTTGCTGATCCAAGGGATCCAAACATTAAAGATAAAGTGAATTTAATTAAACAAAGAGAATTGTTTAGGCCATTCGCACCAGTTGTTCTTGCGGATCACGCACACAAATGGTTTGATATGGATTTTGAAAGCCCATATATGCAGTACACTGTCAAGTGCTTACAGCCAGAAAAGATACCTTCGGTTGTGCATGCGGATGGCACATCAAGAGTACAAACTGTTACAAGAGAGCAGCATCCTGGTCTTTATAGAGCAATAAATAAATTTTATTTAAAAACAGGAGTGCCAGTTTTATTAAATACAAGCTTAAACATAAAAGGACAACCATTGTTAAATAATGATAAAGATGCTATTGACTGGCAGACTCATTATGGATATAATATACTAACTGGCGCCAGTAGCTTAGTTGGTTAAAGCCCCGAACTCATAATTCGGTAATCGTAGGTTCGAGTCCTACCTGCCGCACACCTTTGTAGCTCAGCGGAAGAGCAACAGACTTCTAATCTGTAGGTCGCTGGTTCGATCCCAGCCAGGGGTACGTTCCTATAGCTCAGCTGGTAGAGCAGCAGACTTTTAATCTGCGGGTCGATGGTTCGATACCATCTGGGGACACAAAATAGTATAATGGAGATATAATGACAAATATATTAATAGTGGGAGATTCACACACAGCAAAGCTTGGCAACTGTGTGCCAGACGTATTCTTAAGAGAAAATGTTGGGTTGGAATTTAAAGACTCAGAGCAGAATTATGT